ACTTGTCTACATCAACAGTAAATCCAGTTTGATATATTCTAGCTAGTGTTAGTGCAACACGATTAGTTAATAAGACAGTATCCATTAAACCTGAATACTCTACTGTATTTAACTTTTTATATAAGGCATCAGATAATTCTTGAGTAGCTTTTAAGTCAGCCGAAAGATAATCAGATAACTCTTGTTTAGGTATCTCATCTATAGGTACTTTATTTTTAAAGTATTCTTTCATAGTGTCTTGTTTCTTAGTTGCTAACTCATATCTGTTTGCACAAGCTTCTAATGATAGAGGTTCTTTTAATCCACGTTGAAGAATGTATTCCCCTAACATGGTATCAAAGATAGGACCATCATAATTTAAGTTACATTCCCATAGCCACATTAAATCATGTACTATGTTATGCCCTATAAGAATAGTTGCTTGGTCAAGTAACTCTTGTACACCTGTAAAGTCATCTCTAAATAAATGCTCTTCACCATTATCTGTTAGACAACCTACCATAACAAGCTTGTTGTCAGTCTCAAATGGGTCAAGATGTAACTTGCCATCTCTATGTGTTACAGTATTCTCTACATCAAGAGTCAGCTTCATGCTGTATACCTCGCAGTTTTATAATCAAGATTACAAGTAACATTACCATGCCAACCTGTCAATTTATTTTTTACAACATTGAGATGTCTTTCAGGACCTTCTTCTTCTTGACCTTCTATTGGTGGATTCTTAGCAATCAATACCATCAAGTCTGCTTCAGCAGCTTTACCAGTCCTACTACCTTCCATCATAGATTGATTAAGTATAACTTTACCTTCTGCTTCAGCAGATAGTTGAGACATATAAAACATAGCACAGTTATGAGACTTAGCTATCTGCCTAGCATATATTGCATTAGCCTTGAGTGCTTCATCGGGTCTAGCAAATCCTTGAGACCTAGCAAACTTATCACCCATGTCTAGTACAACTATGTCAGGCTTGTATGACTTACATACACTCTCTACCCAAGCCATATCACGATTAGATGCATCTTTGATATCTATATGTTTTCGTACTGGACTGTACAACTCTTGTGCTCTCTGTGGATTCTCTTTCACTTGATGCATTGTCATACCTGTCGCTGCAGTTAGATATCTTGCTCCCACTCTATGAGGACCTTCTTCGTTGCACAGTATAATACATCTAGCACCTTGATGTGCAAAGCCACCGGGAGATGCAATCAAACTAGCATGAAAGGATGTCTTGCCTGTATTAGGTCTAGCACCTACTTCAATTAGATGCCCAGCATTCACACCTTCAACTACTCTAGTCAAACTAGGAATGCCAAAGTTCCATCTCGCTTCTAAATCATTCTTGGATAGCAAAGCATCAATGCTTATGTCTTCCCATTGTATATTTAGATTAGGAGTAAAGTCATCACCATACTGCTCCAAAATATTACGAAGAGGTTCAAGTGTAGATTGAGAACCATTGACATAATCAAAGCCAAGATTAGCAATGTCTTCACCAACAACTTGCTGAAATAGTTTAGATAAAACTTCTTGTGCAACATCTTCTCCCATTGGTTGTTCTCGTTTGATGCCGTTGAACAAAGATGAGTATGCTTGTTTTTGTGCAGTAGTCATTGATGGATTGCCTGACATAAACAATGCTTCAATCTCATCAGGTGTTACTGTTCTTTCGTATGTAGTCATTGCACTATCAAGTGCTTGTTTAATCTTTCTTACATCTTTGCTGAATAATCTGTCTGGACATTTAGCACCTCTATGCTCATCATAGAATGTTTTGTCCATCAGACTTCGTATTAGGGATAGTTCCATGTCTTACTCCTTTGGGGTTAGGAAATATAAATTGTTTAAGTCTTCTTCGTTTCTATACTTCAAATCATCTTTTAGTCTAAGTACTTTTACTTCTTTAACGTAGTTGCGTAATTCTTTTGCAAACTGCATTATCTTATCTAAGGCGTCAGGGTCTAAGGCAATAATTGCTGTTGAGAACTGTGATAGATATTGCTTGTGTGATTCCAATAATGATGTTCCTAGCACAGCTATCCCCTTCCGTGTGTCAGAAGCAACCACAGCTGCACTAACACAATCCTCAACAACAATAGCAGTTGTACCATGTCCTTGAGAATAAGGCAAGTTGTTTTTTCCATATCGTTTCCACTTAGGCTTACTCTTACCTAATGAACGACCTGCACCATCAACAATCTTATTGTCATGTACAATAGGAAACACTGCTCTGTTCTCTTTAACGTCATAGTACAAACTTAATGTGTTAGCAGATAGACCCCACTTATCACACCACTCAGTAATTGCCTTACGATTACCATGTGGAACAACATGTTCCGGGAACTCAAAGATTGTATTATCATCTTCTATCTGCTTACTCATAGCAGTGCGAATATCATCTACAGTAAGAGTAACACGAGAATTGCCAGATAAACTACAAGATATCTTATAACAATTCCACATTACTGAACCCATATTATTGGTCACTGTAAATGTATTATAACTTTTACAGTTAGGACAATCTAATCTTCTAGACTCTCCTACACTTAACTGTAAATCATTTATATAATTGTATATATTCATTTATATGTATCACTTATATGTATATATAATATTAGCTGTTCGGCACTTGCCTTGTGCTTATAGCAATGGATTCACGGGTTGTCAATGCTTTTTTTGCACTTAGGTAAGTATTTTTCATATATGGCATTACACTATTAGGATTTGCATGTCCTGTAACAGACATTATTTGACCCATAGATACACCGGCTTCAACCATCTCAGTTGTACCTGTTCTACGTAAGTCTGCCAATCGTAGCTCATTAGGTAAGCCTGCAGAGGACATAGCCACTCTCCCTAGCTTGGATATACCATGAAGACTATAAGGCTTGTATGCTCCTCTAATCGCCTTTGGCATAGGTGCAACATATTCTTGGAATCCGTAGTCTTCCTTTTGTTGTACAAGCATAGCTAGTAAATCTTTACTAATAGGAAGGTGAACTGTAGCTCTACGTTTTGATTGCTCTAAATGTAAAATACCTTTGTCAAAATCTATATACTCAAACTTTAACAATCTCATATCACCAATTCTTTGACACCATTCATAAGCCATTTGTACAATTAAACCTAAGTTTCGTGTTTTAAAATTAGTGTATGCATAATCTAGAAATTGTTTCACTTGGTCTCTTGTCCAAAGAGTTTTTCTAGACTTAGGTGTTCTGCATTTGAAAGTAGAGAATGGGTTACTTTGTACATAACCCATCTCCATTCCATACGAGTACATTTTTCTTGATACAGAGCATATATGATTAGCCATAGAAATGCCACGATTTAGCCATACTTCATAAGACTTCTTAGCTTTAGCACCGTTCATATTTTTTAAATATGTTCTTGACAAGTGTTTACTTTCTACAATTGTACTCAACATGTTCTTTATAAAGTATTGATAATCTTGTTTAGATTTATCGGCTAACATATTGAAATCACTAGATAATAAATACTCATCAGCTAAACCTTGTACAGTAGGATTGTTTTGTACAGACACAACTTCAGATTGTTGTTGCAAAAATGCATCAATCAATTTGTTAAATTCATTAGCTTTCTTTTTTGCTATTGACAAATCTGAACCTAAGTTAGTACGTGTGACAATGCCTTCATCAATATATCTAGCAGTAGGATTATATCTGTAAAAAACCATACCGTTTCCATATTTTTGCTCCTGTAAATATCGTGGGAATTTATTCTTTTTCATATATTACTTCTCCTATACAACTATCACTCATGTAAGATTTATTATTATAAACACAAACAACTTTGATGTTCAATTCTTTCTGCCTATCTGTAGTTTTTCCACAAGCCAAACGAATAGTACCATCTTTTTTTTGTGTTATTATTGGTGTTTTTGCATCTAATAAAGTTAACTCTCCCGTATGCTTATTAAAAAGGATTATATCTATTATTCCTGTACAAGACACATTTTTAAAAACTTCATAACCCTCTTTTAAAAAGTGGTGACATATCTTGAGTTCAGTTATGTCACCTGTTCTTTTTTCACTGTGCATTAGGCTGCAACTAATGCTTTGAACTTAGGGTGAGATATCCACTTAGCTACTTCGTGTTCTCTCTGCCACATTGATTCAGATTTGGTATCGTTACCAGTATCTCTTAGTATGAAACCATTCTGTGCATCAGCATAGCTTGAGTAGTTAGTGAATGCACTATACAAACTAAATACATTATTACCTCTAGTGTGTGCTTCTTGTGCATACAGACTAGCCATCTTCTCAGCTTTCTTATCAGAAGGAATAATCTCTTTTAGTAGTTCTATTACATTTACAAAGATAGGCATTGGTGTTTCTGCCCACTTCTGTAGATTAGCAGATTGTGCATAGAAGTTTTGTCTCGCATCTTTAAGTTCTTGTATGAACCTATCCATACAAAAGTTAGATGTATTCTTCTTACGTATCTTGTCGTGTTCACCACCAACTTGACCATTTGTACAGAAGCTATCTATCTGTCCAAAGAATACTTGATTAGAACAAGAGCCGTCTACTGCGTGTAGTCCTATTATTCTCTCATGTAAGCTCGTCTGATGCTTGTCTGTCGTGATTAATGACCGTACATTAGGTAGAGTTATATCAACCATACCCCATGCATTGTTACGTGATGAAAATGATTTGACGATAGCACCCTCTAATTCTTGGGCAGTTCTATTGTCTTGTATAACTTCACCAACTCCTTTGAAGAATTTAGGATGTGATGCACAATTAAAACTGCTACCGACAACACCGATGTATTCTCCAGTATTCTCATTGATAACATATTTCTTCTTGTGAAACTTAGTTGTCTCGAAAGAAACATTAAAGTCTAGGTGGTCTTCAACTGTGATTAAGTTGTCTTTAACTTCTAATATACCATCTAAAGGCATAGCATTCTCCATTTATGTTTTGTTATTGTTAATGTTATAAGGCTTATAAGATTTAATGTCAACTGATATTTAGTTGTATAGTAAGTATTACATAATTACTACTGTAATACAGTATAGTGGTACATATAGATACCGTACTTTACGATATTATATTAACCCCTATGTCCGTAAGGTTCTACATCATTTCCCATAACAATACTACACCCATTGGGTGCAAGGTCACAGTTAGGGTAACTATAACACCCTATATGTGAATCTTCAAAGCGATGAGCTATTTGTGTAGATGCTTCAGCATTGAGATAGTTAGTGACAAAATCATCTATACCCTTACTATGTTCGTGCTTAGTGTAAAGACTTATATGAGGTTGTCTAGCAGTCCACCTACCTGTAGTCCAAAAATATAAGTACTCAATATTGGCTACATTTATAATGTAAACAAAACTAGCTGATTTAACTACATGATAAGATAATTCATGTTTCTCAAGATAGTCAGTAACAAATTCTAAAGATTCATTTGTATCCCTTCTATATATTTTCTTACCCTTAGAATTAGTCCTAACATATTTCCATTCACTTACACTCATACTGTATCTCCATTACGGGAACATTTTTTAATCTTATAGTTTTGCCACCTATTATCGTGATGACAATCGTTATGTTTAGGTAACTTTAAATCAAATATATCAGCGATAAAATATTCAAAGCCACCAAGATTAATAACCTTGTGATAGTCGAGAGGACAATTATCTTGTATGTCATTCACAATATCTTTTAAGTTATTAATTTCTGTGAGCAACCTATCCTTTTGTTGCTCATCTAATTTGTCAATGATTGACATTTTTTTAGTGCTGCTAGTCATATTAGTACCTTTCTTCTAGTTCTATGTCGAAATCTTCACCTTCATCCGTAGAGATTTTC